AAAGACTAGCAGGTATCAAATAGATACAAATACATATATTATAGGAGGTATTTTAAAATGGCTGGTATTATTGAACGATTGACCGAAGGTGTTATCAATCGTGACATGCGCGCCGAAGGGCACGCATTATTAGAAAAGTGGGAACGCACGGGACTTCTTGAAGGTCTCGGAAATGAGCGTCACCGCAATGCTATGGCTCGGCTGCTTGAGAACCAAGCAAAAGAGCTTCTCCGTGAGGCATCTACGATGTCCGGTGGAGATGTTGAGGGCTTCGCGGCCGTCGCATTCCCCATCGTCCGTCGTGTTTTCGCGGGTTTGATTGCTAACGATCTTGTTAGTGTTCAACCGATGAGTCTCCCCTCGGGTCTCATCTTCTTCTTGGATTTCACTACGTCGGGTAACGGCGCAGGACTTCCGCGGTTGGGCTATGGCGCAACAGAAGAATCACTCTATGGTGGTGGGCGCATTGGTTCCCAGATCACGGGTGGTGTAACCTTGACAGGTACGAATGCTGAAGCTGGGCCTTATGCGCTCAACAACGGTTATGCATCTCCGACTGGTTCGGCTACGGGTATCGCGTGCAGTGCGCTGGTACTGGTTTCATCTGGTACTGTGGGTGCTGCTGTTGGCGCAGGTCCTAACCCTCTCAACGCTGCTAACCAAGCAACGTTGGATGGTTTGTGTAACTACGATCCGGATCTTTCTGGATCGTCCGCTGTGGTCATTGAGTTAACAGGTTCCGGTAACGGTAACTTGGAGCAGCTTAATACCGAAAACTTGGTAGCCATCCAGAAGCTCACTACGAGTGATACGGCAATTGAGAACGCCGCCACCTTGGTGCGTCGTTGTTCGAGTTTAAGTTCAGGTTCTACTTCGGAAGATCCCGGAACTGCCAACTGGAAGGTGAATCTGGTTTTCGTCAACAGGAGTGGTTCGGTACCTCTCTTTGACGGAGCAAGCAACGGCTCCTTGTTGAGCGCTCTTACTGGTGCCGCTCAAAACCTGAACCTCACGTTCCCCATTAACGATAACTTTAGCGGCAGTGCTGCTCTCGGTTCCGTTATTGGTACGACCGTATGGGGCTTGGAAAACAACGAGCGCATCCCCGAAATCGACATCAAGGTCGATTCCGTGGCAATCACAGCGAAGAGCAAGAAGCTCAAGGCTAAGTGGACCCCTGAGTTAGGACAAGATCTTAACGCATACCACAACCTTGATGCAGAGGTTGAATTGACCTCGATTCTCTCTGAGCAGATTGCTCTTGAGATTGATCAAGAAATTCTTGAAGATCTCATTGTGGGTGCCAAGGCTGGTACTTATTACTGGTCTCGCTCTCCCGGTCTCTTCGTGAACCGGACCACCGGACAGGAAATTGGCGCATCTGCCAAGGCTCCTGACTTCACCGGTACTGTGAGTGAGTGGTATGAGACCCTCATCGAGACTGTCAATGACGTCTCTGCACAAATCCACCGCAAGACTCTGCGTGGTGGCGCTAACTTCATCGTCTGTGGACCTGAAGTTGCCAACATCCTGGAGTTCACCGCTGGTTTCCGTGCCAATGTTACCGCTGACGGTGACCGTGGTACGGCTGGTGCTGTGAAGGTGGGTAGTCTCTCCAAGAAGTTCGATGTCTATGTAGACCCGTACTTCCCACGGACTGTAGTCCTCGTTGGACGTCGCGGTTCCTCTTTCCTTGAAAGCGGATACGTGTACGCTCCTTACGTACCACTGCAGACTACTCCCACTATCTTTGGCCCTGAAGACTTCGTGCCCCGCAAGGGCGTGATGACTCGGTACGCCAAGAAGATGGTGCGTCCCGATATGTACGGTCTCGTTATCGTCGAGGGACTCCTTGGTCAGAGCGGCGCCTGATAATTAATCAGTAGCTAAATTTAAAACCCCCACCAAATATTTGGTGGGGGTTTTTGTTTTTAGAGGTTTAAAAGTGAAAATGTCGATCTGCCAAATTTTTTCTCCGGTAAATTTTTGAGATTTTCGTTTTTATGTTTTAAAAAACTAATTAGAGAAGAGGAACTTTAAATCTATGCCAACTAACTTAAGCCCTAAATCTACTACTAGTCCTATTGTTCTCACGTCAACAGGAAGTGCAACTGCCGTTGCTGCCGGATTACCTTTCGGAATGTATACCGGGTCAGCCGCCTTTCTAAGTGGTGCGGCCCTGCAGGTGGGCTATGTATATCGCAAACTAGGGGGCGATGTTGTTGATATAGAATTAACCCCTAATAATGTATATGCAGCCTACGAAGAAGCTGTTTTAGAATATTCTTATATCATCAACACGCATCAAGGGAAAAATGTCCTTTCAGATGTGATGGGGGATGCTACCGGCACTTTCGATCACAAAGGGGACCGCCACACCGGCCCTCAAGATGTTAGTCTAAAGTTTCCCCGCTTCCAAATGTCGGTTGCCAAGAAAGTCGGCGATGGCTTAGCTGCTGTAGCTGGGTTTGGTGGAACCATTCGAGAATATTCCGCCTCCTTTAAGCCCGGCAACGGGCAGGATTATAATGTTCAAGAAATTATTGCTAGCGCCTCCGATTCGGGGGTCGATGATGACGGCAGTGCTGTGGACTATAGCGGTAAAGTTAATGATAGACGTGTCATAGTCACTAAAGTTTTTTACAAGTCTCCTAGGGCAATGTGGCGCTTCTACGGCTACTATGGAGGGGTGGGTGTCGTAGGTAATTACTCGACTTATGGTCAGTTTGCGGATGATTCTACTTTTGAAATTATTCCCACATGGCAGAATAAAATGCAAGCTATTATGTATGAAGACTCGATCACTACGCGAACTTCCAATTATTCATATGAGTTGATTGATGGGCGCCTCCGCCTCTTTCCGACCCCGGAATATTGGGGCTTTGATGACTTTGATCGGATTTGGGTGAGATTTTATGTAGAAGATAATGCTTGGGCCGCACCGGCGGATTATTCGGGATCCCAAGCGGGTATCAATAACATGAATACGCTGCCCTTTGGAAACTTACCCTATGAAAATATTAACTCGATGGGTAAACAGTGGATTCGCAAATATGCATTAGCCGTCTGTAAAGAGATGCTCGGGCAGATTCGAGGCAAGTTTACGACCGTACCCATTCCCGGTGAGAGCGTCACCCTTAACTATGCGGATTTACTAAGCCAAGCCAAGGAAGAACAGACTACACTAAAAGAGAAGCTCGTAGAGATGTTGAAAGAGGTAGAATATGTAGAATTGGTCAAACAAGACCAAGAAAAAGCCAAGGCGACCGCGGAGACATTTGTGTATTCCCCACTGCCCATTTTTGTAGGATAAGATGAATGTCAGATGAATGGAAAAGACCACCGGCCCCACCTCCTCCTTTATTTTTAGGAGAAAAAGAACGAAATCTCGTTAAACAGGTTAATGATGAGCTAATTGAAAAAGTCATCGGCCAACAGATCCTTTACTATCCTATTGATATGGCCACTACAGATTTTAATGAGTTATATGGTGAAGCCATCGAGAAAACTTATTTGGCTCCCATTCGGGTTTACGCCCTGGTGGAGTTTACCGACTATGTGACCGAATATATGGAAAACGCAGGAATTGACAAATCGTGGGAAATTAATGTTTATTTTCATCGCCGCCGGCTTACTGAGGATCAAGACTTATATGTGAGAGAAGGAGATTTCGTGTTATATGGAGACTACTTCTACGAAATCGTGAAATTGTCCGAACCGCGCAAGCTGTTTGGCCAAGTAGACTATAGCTTTGAGATTACAGCTACTTGTAAACGCGCCAGAAAGGGACTATTCGATGCTACCTGATAATTTTGATTTTGCAATGTTGCCCAAGGGCAAAGATAAGATAACCTTAAAAGAACTAGGGATGTTAGCATCGACTATCGAGAATATCGATCAGTCTATTGTCTCCTGGCTTAAAGAGGACCTTAATTTATCGACTCGTACTAACGAAGGGTTCACTCATGTGCCTGTTTTATGGCAAGCACCCGAACGCGCTTACCAAATCAAGCACAAGAAAAACTTACGAGATGATGCGGGCGCCCTAAAGCTGCCTTTAGTGAGTATTGAGCGTACCGGTATTGTCAAAGATCCCGAACGAAAGGGAGGCTTTCAAGCGAACTTATATTCTAATAAGCATAATGGTCGTTCCGGGCGGTGGGTAATTGCCAAACGCATTGTCCGTGACAAAACACGCAATTTCGCCGTGGCTACGGGAACGCGCACCAATACCAGCGGTGAGCGTCAACGTTATTATCCGCGCCCCAATAAAAAAATCGTCATTCAATCTCTTTCGATCCCCATTCCCGTATATGTGAATGTAGATTATACCATTACTATTAAATCGGAATACCAACAACAGATGAATGACTTAGTAACCCCTTTCATGGCACGCACCGGTCAAATTAACTCCTTTCTGTTGCGTCAAAACGGCCATCTTTATGAAGCCTTCATTGAACAAGAGTTTAGTCAAACTAATAATGTCAACAACTTAGCCGAAGATATGCGCATGTTCCAAACCCAAATTAGCATTCGGATTATTGGATATTTGATGGGAGAGGGAGATAATGATGATCGCCCTATCGTTCAAGTTCACGAAAACGCGGTAGAAGTAAGCTTCCCACAAGAAAGTGTCGCGCCTCCCGGTGTACCCAATCTGTTTGGAGATATATTTGAGAATAGTTCCTGAAGTGAACCCCTATATTTCTTTTAAGTTCAGGAGACGTTTGAGATTGAAAATACTATTTATCTAAGACAAAGGCGTCAAATATACTCTTAATTTTACAAGAAGGAACCGTGATATGTCAGTAAAGAATTTTAAATTCGTTTCCCCCGGAGTGTTTATAAACGAAATAGACAACTCCTTTATTCCCAGGCAGCCCGATGCAATTGGCCCCGTAGTGATTGGGCGCGCAGCGCGCGGCCCTGCCATGCAGCCCGTTAAAGTCGAATCTTATTCGGAATTTGTGGAGGTGTTTGGAGACACTGTAGCCGGCAACGGCGGTGGAGATGTATACCGGGATGGCAACCGCCAATCCCCCATGTATGGAACGTTTGCGGCTAAAGCCTTCTTAAACGCAAATGTGGCCCCCTTAACTTATGTGCGTGTGCTCGGAGAACAGAGCCCCAACCAAGATGGAACCTTGGACGCTCAAGCGGGCTGGCGAACTAACAACTATAATAGCTCGGTGATCTCTACCGCGGGTGGAGCTTATGGCCTCTTCCTTATGGCGAGTGGCTCCGGCCGCGACTGCGGTACGGCGCGCCTTGCAGCAACATTTTATATGAATGATGGTTATATGCGCTTAAGTGGCGCAATCCGAGGCGGTGGTGGTACCGGCGGGACCGTACAGGCCCCAACAACCGGCGCCCTTAACGCTGTTATCGGCAATGATTCTAGTAACTTGTTCACTATCATTGCCACAGACGCCGCAGGCACCGAAGAAAAGGTTACCTTCGGCTTTGATGACAACTCGGCCAACTTTGTTCGTAAGCGTTTTAATACCAATCCTCAATTGGTATCCGGTGCTTTCTTTTATGCTAGCGCTAGCGCAAAAACTTATTGGCTCGGTGAGAGCTATGAACAGTCCCTCCGGGACAACAGCCTTACCGGTGATGCCCAAGGAATTATTGTTCCCATTTGTAGTGGATCGTCCGGCGGCACAGGTCCACAAAACATGCTGGGTCAAGCTTCCCGCGACGGCCGTACCGGCTGGTTTATTGGGCAAGATTTAGGCTCTGCAGCCTCCTTCGTTCCCTTCAATCAACAGAAGTTGTTCCGCTTGATCGGCCGCGGCTATGGTGAATGGCTTGAAAAACATGTTAAAATATCTGTAGCTAATGTACGTCAATCGATGACTACACAGACAGATTATGGCAGCTTTTCCCTCATCATGCGCCACCTTAATGATACTGATAACGCTATTCAAGTGGTGGAGCGTTTCGACAACTTGACTCTCGATCCGTCTTCTCCCAATTACATTGGTCGCCGCATTGGTACTCAATATACTCAATGGGATACCCAAACGAAGTCATTGAAGACTTATGGTGATTATCCTAATCAGTCTAAGTTCTTCTATGTGGAAATGAACCCCGACGCTGCAGTCGGTGGAACAGACGCGACCTTATTGCCATTCGGCTATTTCGGTCCTCCCAACTTCACAACCGTTACCGGCGCATATGGCGGTGCCACAGCAGCAGGCGTCACCTGGACCAACAAATTTGTGTCTGGTGGTGTGGCTCATGATGCCCATAACTTTGTGTCCGGATCAGGAGGCCATCTGGCAGCTTGTCTGACCGCATCCTTTAGTTTCCCAACAGACCGTCTAGTCTTGTCGGCATCCTCCGCAGGATTGGCCGACCCGACCAACGCATTCTTCGGCTTCGACAACCGCCGCGGAACACGCACTAGTCCTTCTACTCAAGCTGACAGAAGCGTGGCTAGTTTGCATCGCTTGCTTTATGCCGGATTTAGTGGAGGCGGCGGCGCAGGAACAGCCCAAGGCGTCAATGATTATGGCTATGTCTTCTCACTCGACGATGTGGTAGCCAAGGTTTCCGGAAACACCGCAGAATTCTATTATAATTCTGGTTCGAGAGCCGCAGAAAGGTCTTATTCGAGCGGAAGTTATACCGACTTGCTCGATGCCGGCTATACCCGGTTTACTGCTCCGGTTTGGGGTGGCTTTGATGGCTTTAACATTATGAAGCCAGATCCACTCTATAACTTAGGAATGACAGAAGGTACTTCCACCGAGAATAACAGCTATAGCTATTATAGCTGGCGCCGCGCCATTGATACAGTGGCAGATCCCGAGTTTATCGATATGAACTTATTGGCTGCGCCTGGATTAACCATCGAGAGCTTAACTTCTCATATGGTAAATACCTGTGAAGATCGCGCGGATTCGTTGGCACTGATTGACTTGCCCAACGTCTATGTGCCGAGAGCAGAAAGATATTATAGCAGTCAGGCTGATCGTGTAGCTACTAATCCTACACAAGCAGCCACCGCACTGCGCAACCGACGTATTGACTCCAGCTATGGCTGTACGTTCTATCCTTGGGTTCAGGCCCGCGATGAGAACAGCGGTCAGCTTCTTTGGGTTCCACCC